TTTTTTTTTTTTTTTTTGGACCGAATTATAGTACCTGCCTATAGGGCAGCCTCTGATATCTGGGACGTACTGACCTGAAAAGGCCGAAATTACCCAGAACATTCGCTTCTGAGGATCTCGAACCTGAAAAACAGATCTGAAATTGAATTGATTTTCACCATAGCCAAGCGCCAACCATACGCCACCACAGCATCCCTGTGTTTCCGTTGGGTGCGTAATGAGCGAACGTATGATCTACTGAACCATGGCGAAGTTATCAACTCTCGTGAGGTGCTACACAGCACTCTCAGCCAACGTTCCTAGATTTAGGAACATCGCATCCAACTCCTCATATGTAAGGAAAGTTGGATGCACAGCAACATCACGGAATGCGAGGAGAAACCTCACACGAAGCTGTTGAAAGAACTTCTTTCCGTGAAAATACGCAAAACGCAATGCGTCCTGACAATTATCTATTGTCGCAATGATGTTATTTGGACTCAAGCGAGTCCAATTTGTCAACTCGTAGATAGTTTCGAGTGACATGGCCGCTAACTTACGTGAAGGAAAATCCACGTGCGACCGGGTTGCACACTTCAGAAAAGTGAGATGATCTAAGTGTACATTCGGGCTGATGGTAAACAACTCTGGTTCGCCCGAATAGCTGACAGTCTTCTGAGGGTCAGTGTATATTATTCCAAAGTCTAGTAGGAAGCGGCCCACGTTTGGAGCGTTGAACCACTTTCCAACAACATCGGAGACTGCTATCTTGTTATCGTCTCCGTATATTATCTCGCGTACATACTTTGCATACGCGGTCATCGAGGCAAACCTCGGCTCAAACCTTCGAGCCAAGTTAAGCCACGACAACCGCAAATACATCGCATTCACGAGTGTATTAATTACGACTGTAAGGGGGTTACCTGAAGGGTTCCCCTGGTTGGTTATGTAAATACAGTCGCCGCACTGCTGCACCGTGTGCACCATCTCCTCCGCCAAGGTACGTCGAATCTTCTGATGTTCATCATGATAGAAATCCTGAATTATATCCATCGAGCGCATAATCAGCTCTGGATTTAGCGTTCCGTCAAAGTTGGTAAAATCACCTGCGAATCCCGTCTCCGAAATCTCCTTCAACACTTCATCGGCCCGAGACCATTCGTAGCTGTAAGGATCTATCCCCACAGCCGAAAATGTCTCCAGTCTCGTCCGGTAGAAGCCTGCACTAAATGCTAGGCAGTACTTGCGTGCAAGTAACGTGTAATCCACTGGTGGAATTGTGAACACACGCGTCTTGCCCGCCTTTATCTTTTCTATTGGTCTGCGCAC